CGTCCCCGCGCAGGAGACAAAACCCAACGGCAGCGCAGCGGCCGGGCGCTGCCCCGGCGCTGTCCCCGGAAGCGGACAGCAGAGAAAAAAGGAGACATGAGTATGGAAAACATCCACATGGACCTGCGCCTGTTTGACGCAAACACGCAGGTGACTACCCAGCAGAGCCTGACCGAAGAAATGAAGACGTTCTACTCGGACTACCTCATCGACGCGGCCGAGCCCGAGCTCGTGCACGACCAGTTCGCGCAGAAGCACCCCATCCCCGCAAACGGCGGCAAGACGATCCAGTTCCGCCGCTTCGCCCCGCTCGGCAAGGCGCTGACCGCCCTGACCGAGGGCGTGACCCCCGACGGCCAGAGCCTGAGCATGACCACCGTCGAGGCGGCCGTGCGCCAGTACGGCGGCTACATCCAGATGAGCGACCTGCTGCTGCTGACCGCCATCGACAACAACCTCACCATGGCCACGAAGCTGCTCGGCGCGCAGGCCGGCCGCACGCTCGACACGATCACCCGCGAGGTGCTCGTCGGCGGCGACAACGTGCAGTATGCCGACGAGTCCGTGTCCGCGCGCTACCTGCTGCAGGGCGGCAACGCCAGCGCCGCCGACAACAACTACCTGACCGTCGACTGCATCCGCCGCGCCGTGCGCGCGCTCAAAAACGCCAACTGCCGCCGCATCGACGGCGCGTTCCCGGTCATCATCCACCCCGACGTGGCCTATGACCTCATGAACGACCCGAAGTGGCTCGCCCCCCACCAGTACGTCGACACCGAGCACATGTACGAGGGCGAGATCGGCAAGATCGAGGGCTGCCGCTTCGTCGAGAGCACGGAGGCAAAGATCTTCCACGCGGCCGATCTTGCCGGCGACAGCCGCACCCTGCTCACGGCCGGCGCGGTGAGCGGCAAGACCACCTTCCCGTTCGACGGCGGCACGGTCCAGGCCGGCGCACTCGTCGGCCGCCAGGTGCTCATCGGCAATGCGTGCGTGACCGTCACGGCCAACACCGCAAGCTCCATGACCGTCGACGCCGCCGTCACGGCCGAGGACAACGCCATCATCTACCCCGGCGAGGCCGGCGCGCAGGGCCGCGACGTGTACGTCACGCTCGTGCTCGGCGCCGACGGCTACGGCACGACCGAGATCACCGGCGGCGGTCTGGAGCACATCGTCAAGCAGCTCGGCTCTGCCGGCACGGGCGACCCGCTCAACCAGCGCGCAAGCGTCGGCTGGAAGGCCACGAAGGTCGCCGTGCGTCTCGACGACAGCGCTATCCGCCGCATCGAGACCTGCAGCACCTACACCGAGTAAAGAAATCCACCCCATGCCTCCCGCCCGCGCGGCGGGAGGCGCACCTACAACAAGGAGGAAACAACTATGGCAACCAGAAAAAAGACCGACCGCGCCGCCGCTGAGGCCTGGCTGAGCGAACCCGTGACCGTGCGTCTGTTCCGCGACAACGGCAGCTACAAGGAGGACAAGGTCGTGACCGTCAACGGCGAGACCGTGCGCATCCCGCGCGGCGAGGACGTGATCATCCCGCGCCGCTTCGCGCTCGTGCTCGCCCAGGGTGAGGCGCAGGACGCGCGCACCGGCGCGCTCATCGAGCGCGAGACCGCCCGCTTTGCCGCCGAGAGCGGCGCGCTGGGGCTCTGACCATGGCGACGCTTCAGCAGGCGCTCACGCGCATCGACACGATCTGCCCCAACGCATGGGACGACGCGGCAAAGCTGCTGTGGCTCAACGAATGCGAGAGCATGATCCAGACGCGCATCCTCGGCACTGCGCCCGAGGCGTGCATCACCTATGACGCGGACACCGCGCGCAGCACCGTGCTGCTTGTGCCCGCGCCGTTCGACCGGCTGTACGTGTACTACGTCATCGCCATGTGCGACTACGCCGCGCACGAGACGGCGCACTACGCCGACAGCATGATGCTCTTTAACGCGGCGCTCGACGAGTACGCCAAGTGGTATCAGCGCACGAACGGTACCGCGGCCGTGACCCCCGGCGCGGCGGCGCAGATCGCCGCAAACACCGCCGCCCGGCACATGCACGAAAACAAGGGCGTGCTCGACGGCATCACGGCCGCGCGGGCCGCCGCGTGGGACGCGAAGGTCTCCCCCGCCGCGCTCGGCCCGGCCGTGAACACGGCGCTGCAGGCGGCAAAGGACTCCGGTACGTTCCGCGGGGACAAGGGCGATCCGGGCGAAAAAGGCGAACCCGGCGCACCCGGCAAAACACCTGTCAGAGGCACGGACTATTGGACGGCAGCTGATAAGCAGGAGATTGTCAACAGCGTCATAGCCGCCCTGCCTGATGGCACGGAGGTGAGCTACTGAGATGAAAAAGCTCTACGAAGAAACCGCCGTACAGGACATCGCAAATGCTATCCGCGAGAAAAATGGCACTGCAACGAAATACAAAGTCGCGGAGATGGGCGCTGCTGTGCGAGCACTCTCCGGAAGCGAAGCAGTTGAGTGGCATCAGTGCCCGGAGGCGGTACGGAATTATCTTGCCAACGTGACCTATGACCCGAGCGATTACAGCACGTCACAGATTGCCAACTATGCGCCCGCTGATGCTGTTATCAGCAATTACAAGCCCATTGGGCAGGCGGCTGGCGGGGTGATGCACTACAACGAAGTACCGAATGTGCTCACGCCATTTGCCTCTGGCGGGAAAGCGGGCACGCTCAAACCGCTGGATGCACTGCGGTGGATTCGCACGCGGGACGGCTCCGCAGAAGCGTGGAACGTGCGCGACCTTGGCGGATGGGCCTGCGACGGCGGCACGGTGAAATATGGTCTGCTGATTCGCGGCGGGCGTATCTCTGCCGCAGATCGGGCGGTACTGGTCGGCCAGTTCGGTGTGCAGCATGAAATCGACCTTAGAGGCAAAGAGGGGCGCGACCCGTCCGACGGTGATGTCGCAACAGAATCCCCCCTTGGTAGCGATGTGTGGTTTACGATTGCTGACAAGGCAGCGTCCTACGCGCTGACGCCGGTTGCAACGTGGCAGCTCTATCTTCGCTGCGTGATCGACGCCGTAACGCACCGGGAGCCGGTATATTTTCACTGCACCGCAGGTGCGGACCGTACAGGCACGCTGGCCTGTGTGCTAGAGGGGCTGCTCGGCATGAGCCAATCCGACATCGACAAAGACTACGAGCTGACTACCTTTTATTCCGGCTCCGGGACAGACGCACTTGCTCGTCGAAGGAATGAGCCAGAGTGGAAGAGGCTTATCAATGCGATCAACGCCGTTTCCGGGAACACGTTCCGTGATAAGTGCGTGCATTTTGCCGTGGGAACGTGCGGAATGTCGATGGCTGATATCAACGCTTACCGTGCGGTTATGACCGCCGGAACGCCCGAGACGCTGCACTGGTATCAGACGATCGCCAAAAGTCTCACAGGATGCACGCTTAGTAATACCACGTCTCAGGCGGATTACGGCGAGGCGTACACCGCAACCATCACTGCGGATAGCGGAAAGGTGCTTGCATCTGTGGTGGTCAAAATGGGCGGCGTGGACATTACTGCCACCGCTTACTCGGCGGGAAGCGGCGCAATCAACATCGCCAAGGTGACGGGGGCGGTCACAATCACTGCGGTGGCCTCTGTTCCGTCTGTGACTTACAACATTACACGCAATCTCACCAACTGCGCATCTTCAAACGTGGCTAATACCGTTGCGGACGGTGCAGCCTATTCCACGACGCTTTCTCCGACCGGCACATATAAAAAACTTGGCACAATTATTGTTACGATGGGCGGTACGGATATTTCCGCATCGGCAGTATCCGGAAACACAATCACAATCGCCAAAGTTACTGGCAACATTGTGATTACCTGCGCGGCTGTGATTACAAATGTCATTGAAACCGTCGGAATCTCAGCAGATACGCGACTGAGCGCTGGCAGCGGCACGAACAAAGCTCAGGTAGGCTGGGAAGCAATCGGGGCAAATATGGACGCAGCAAGTCTCATCCATCTTATGCCCGGCGATACGCTGCGCATTAAGGGCGCAAGTCTGCCCGATTCGCAAGACGGAAAAAGCATAGCCATAAGTTATAGCGAAACGGCGACATTTTTATCCGCAGGGTATATACACAACGGATATAGCTGGAATAACCTAGAATTTACTACCGTTGACAATGTCGTTACTATAACAGGGCCTGCCGAACATTACCTCCGGTTGAGTCTGATTTGCGCAGACGCATCCGCAGTTATCGTTACAATCAACGAACCGATCACGTAAAAGGAGGCACAGATGGAATTTATTGCTTGCAACATGGCCAATTACCGCGCCGGGCGCACGCAGCCGGTGCGGTACATCGTGATGCACTACACGGCAAACAACGGCGACACGGCAAAAAACAACTGCGACTACTACCACCGCGTGGGCGGCCTGCAGGCTAGCGCGCACTATTTCGTTGACGAGCACGGCGCGATGCAGTCCGTGCGCGAGTGCGACACGGCGTGGCACTGCGGCGCGCGGGCGTACTGGCACCCCGAGTGCCGCAACGGCAACAGCATCGGCATCGAGATGTGCAGCCGCAAGCGCGCCGACGGCAGCTACTACATCCTGCCGGAGACCGTGGCCAACGCCGCGGCCTTGGCAAAAGACATTATGCAGCGCTATGGCATCGACACCGACCACGTGCTGCGGCACTACGACGTGACGGGCAAGCGCTGCCCCATGCCGTGGGTGGATGACCCGGCGCAGTGGGCGGCGTTTAAGGATATGCTGACGCCGAAAAACACTACTACAGACGAGGAGGACGAGGATGACATGGTGAGGTACAACACGATTGAGGAGGTCCCGAGTTGGGCGCAGGACACGGTGCGCGCGCTGGTGGATGCAGGTGCCCTCGGCGGCGTTGGCGGCGGCAATCTGGATCTGTCTATGGATATGATCCGTGGCCTTGTGGTCGGCGCCAAGTACGCAGCGGCACGCAACCCCCGGTACGAGACGATCGACGATATGCCGGAATGCTATCGCAAAGAGGCACAGAAATTGGTTGACCGGGGCGCGCTTCGCGGTGTTGGCGGGGGCGACCTGAACGTCAGCGAGGACGCGCTGCGGTCTATGATTGTCTGTCAGCGGATGATCGACGAAAACAAGTGATGGAGGGGTAGTACCTATGAACATTAACTGGAAAGTACGTATTCGCAACAAGAACTTCTGGCTGGCACTGATCCCGGCGCTGCTTCTGCTGGTGCAGGTGGTGGCCGCCCCGTTCGGCTACAAGTGGGATTTCGGTGTTCTGAATCAGCAGCTTGCAGCAATCATCAACGCAGTGTTCGCGCTGCTGTCCATCCTTGGCGTGGTGAACGACCCAACGACGGCAGGCAGCTCTGACAGCGCGCAGGCGCTTACCTACGAGGAGCCTAGAAAGGAAGGCTAACGATGACAGTTACCGTTGCAAACCTGATCTCAGCGGCGGCGTTTGTGCTGACGCTTATCGGAGCGTGCTGGCGGATGAGCACCATCATCCAGCGAAACACGGACGCGGTTGTGGCGCTGACGGCGCGCATTGACCGCATGGACGCCGGGAACGCCAAGGAACACAACGAGATGTGGGACAAGATCGAGCGCAGCGAGGACACGATCAACGACCATGAGGCGCGGCTGCAGTTGCTCGAGCACAAATAAGAATCGACACGGGGGACGCTGCCGGGCGCGGCGGTGTCCCCTCTTCCCTATCAAGTGATGAGGTGACACGATGGCATACAACGACGCAATCATTAACAGCGCCGACAAGCAGAAAATTGCCGCGCTCAGTGAGCAGTGGAAGGCTGCACATCAGGCCGGAAATCAGGGCGGCATGAATGAGGCGCACGAGCAGGCAGAGCTTATCCGCAAGAAGTACGGCTACAGCGGCGGCGCGGACGGCAGCGGCTTCAAGATCGTTGGAAACAACACCGTCCTGCCGGAAGCAAAAGACCAGAGCGAGAGCATCAACAAGATCTACGATGCGCAGCAGAAGGCAAAGACCGACGCGCTGAAAGCGGCCTACGACCAGAACATGGCGGACTATGACGCACAGGCCGCGAAGATCCCGCAGACATACAACGAGGCGCGGCGGCAGGTATCGACACAGGCGGACATTTCACGCGCAAACCTGAACGAGCAGATGGCGGGCAGCGGCATCAATGTCGGCGCGGGCAGTCAGCTCGCGCTCTCGCAGCAGAACAGCAGGAACGCAGCCATGGGCAAAGTATCGTCCGCAGAGGCAGACGCACTGTCCGATCTGGAGGCACAGCGGCAGAAGGTAAAGACGGCGTATCAGAACGCGGTCGCGCAGGCGATCAGCGAGAACGACGCGGCACGCGCGAAGGCGCTCTATACCGAGGCGCAGCGTGTGGATAACTCCATCGTCAACACGGCGGTCAAGCAGCTTAGCGTGGACACGACGCTTGCGGAAAACGATCGCAGCCGACTCGAACAGCAGGCCGCGACGCTCGCCAAGTACGGCGATTTCTCCGGATACGCCGCGCTCGGCTATTCGCAGGATCAGATCGACGCGATGCAGAAAGTGTGGGGCGCGCAGAACCCGAAGCTCTACTACGAGCGCACAGGCGCATATCCGGCGAGCTACACGGCATCAAACGGAAGAAGGGGCGGCGGCGGTGGCGGCGGTGGTGACGACACAATCACGCCGGTGGAGAACCCGACGAGAAACAACACGAAGGATCTTTCAAGCATTCACGAAAATAGCTCCATCACGAATGTGAACGGCGCCGGGTGGACATTGGTGCGCGGCTACGGTCGAGTGACGCCGAGCGAGCTGGAAGCGCTTGTGAACGCTGGGAAGGTGAAAGAGGTCGACAACGGAGACGGCACCTATACTTATAGAACGGTCGGCTACGGAAAGGTATCTTGACAATGGCATCTGAGTTTCTGAAACAGTACGCAAAGAGCAGCCGGGAGAAAATTGACAGAGAGTACGGCAAGAAGGCTTACGGCGGTTCAAAATACAAAATGGATAAGGTGTGGGGTCAGACGGCGACGCAAGAAACTGCTGCCAAGCAGAAACCTGTCACCGAACCGATCTCTGAACCTGTGCCGCAGAAGAAGAAAGAGAACATCAGCTTTTGGGAGAAGCTGCTTAACGCTTTCGGCGACGCCGGTTACAGCGCGGACACGACAACGCCGCTTGCCCTGACGAATCAGGCAATCTCGGATGATTACCGCGAGAGCAATATGCAGGAGAGCAAGACGGCGGAAACGGGCGGAAACATCGCAAAATCCGCCGTAAAGAGCGCGGAGAGCGCCTACGAAAACGCGGCCGGAACATTTCTCAACAAGCGCAGCGGAACGCAGATCATGGGCGTGACCGTCGCGGACAACGCCGTGCCTCAGGAGGACAAGGACAAGGCGGAGGCCGCGCGGAAGCGCAACCAGGAAAGCATCTATGCCAAGGCGGACAAAGCGGCGGCAGCGGCGGCAGAAGCATCCGAAAAGGCGAAAGATAACCTCGGCGGCAGCAAAGCCGCGGGCGCGTTTGTGGACATTGCAAGCGGCGGCCTGCAGCTCGGCGCAGACATGGCGCTCAATGCGCTGCTCCCCGGCGCAGGTCTGGCAAACATGGGTCTGCGTTCCTATGGCAGCGGGTCGCGTGAGGCACGTCTTGACGGCGCGAGCGAGGGCGAGCAGGTTGCATACGGCGCTGCGGCCGCTGCCGTTGACGTTTTGACGGAGAAAATCTTCGACGTCGGCAAGCTATTCGGCGGAGGTGCTGCGGACGACGTGGCGGAAAAGCTCGTCGGAAAGCTTGCGAAAACGGATGCCGGGCGCAGTGTTGTGCGCGCGCTGACAAACGCTGTCGGCGAGGGCGCAGAGGAAGCCGTGGCCGACATCCTGAACCCGGCGATCCGCGCGATCTACGACAAGGGCGCGGCGGCAAAATCGAGCTACACGACGGCAGAAGGCGCGAAGGAAATGCTTGCGCAGTCCGCATATGACGCGATGATCGGTGCGGCGCTGTCTACATTCGGCACGGCGGCGGGCATCGCCAAAGGCATAGACGCGCAGAAAAACGCCGCTCTGCGCGCCGGAGAACCGGCCGCAAGCGTGACCGCAAGCGTGAACACGGAAGCGAGCGCAAAACCGGCAGAGGCGGAAACGATCGCGGCAGAAGCACAGGCAGAGGCCGCACCGGTCGAGACTGCGCAGGACGCTCCGGCGGCGCAGGAGAAGCCGCAGGAGAACAGCACGCTGCGCATGGTGGAAGAAGCCGCAGGGCTGCGCGAACCGGCACAGAGCCCGGCGCAGGAACGTGCTACGGAAGCATGGCAGAGCGCGGAGAGGGACGCGAACAGGCAGCCGCAGGAATATACGCCGGAAGATCATATCGACAACCGGTCTGACGAATACATCGCCAAGCGGAGCACCAAGTCATTCCAGTACAACCACCCAGAGCTGCACGAACACTTTGAGCGTGTTGCAAAAGATCTTGCCCATATGATTTTCGGCTCAATGCAGAGTGACCGATATAAGCGCGGGGAAGGCACGATCACGAACAACTCGCGCGTTGTGCAGCACGTGATTGACAAAACCGACCTTTCCCGGCCGGAGATTCTGCGTGCACTGGATGCGATCATCAAAGACAACGGAGCAGAAAACTATGCAAACGCAAAGCGCGTAGAAAAGGCGCTGGATTCCCTGCTCGTAGACGGCTACACAAAACCGAACGGCGAATATGTTGCTCCTGACGCGGCATACATGGAAGCAAAAAGCCAGATTTCCGGCGGCACTGACCCGTACTCGTGGGAGTATTATCGAGATAATGACCTGTCGCTCATGCTCGGAGAGATCACGGAGGAGGAAGCCTATAACGATTGGCGCGCGCAGCGAGACGCACGAGAGGCCGCAAAAGCGGCGCAGGAACAGTCACAAAAAACGGGTGAAATTGTGAATGAAAGCGCTGAAAACGCGGTTGAGTCACAAAACAGTGACAATTTTGCAGACGTGCAGCAGCGAGAGACTGAGACGGATGCCGGGCAGCGCGGCACGCTGCCGGAAGGACAGGGCGCAAAATCCGCGGAGTTTGGCTATGCCGAGGCGCAGACACAGACGCGCTCGACCGACGGCGTGCTCACCGACGACGAGCACGCGATGGAAGGGCTGAGGCCGGAAGACCGGACGCACAAAGTCAACCATGACGAAGAGGTAAACGCGAAGGCACAGGAGCGCTTTGAATCGGACTACGAGGGCGAAAAGGCAGACCTGTTCGGTGAAAAGCAGGACTGGGACGATACCGACACAGTGCTCGCACACAAGATCATCGTCAAAGAAGTGGCCAAGGCGCGCGAGAGCGGCAGCAAAGATGCCTACGCCGAAGTGGCAAAGCTCATGAAAGAATGGGACGCGCACGGCACGGAAGCAGGTCAGGCGCTGCGGCAGCGGCGGCAGCTCGCGTCTGACCCGGCGCTAATGGAAGCGGACGCGATCCAACTGCTGAACGACAGCGAGCGCACGCGCAAAATGTCGGACGAACAGCGCAAGAAGATTCTCGACAGCGTGAGCCAGAACGCGGAGAAGCTGCGCAGCATCGAAAAAGGCGACGTGGACGGCGTGGTTGACCTCATCAAAGACATGAGCACGGAGCGGCGCACAAACGGCCTGTGGTCGAACAAGATGGGCAGAACAATGGAAAAGGCGCTTGAGCAGGCAAAGAAACTGCCGGGCGGCGAAGCGTTTCTGCGTGACGTTGCCGCAAGCCAGGTGCGCGGCATTGCGTATGACTACGCGAAACCGTCCACGCTCGAACAGATCAAAACCTATCGTTATCTGTCCATGCTCTCGAAACCGGCGACGGCTGCCAGAAACCTTGTCGGCAATATGGTGTATGACCCGGTAGAGGCCGTGTCAAACAACATCGGCGTCGGGCTGGACATGCTGCTGTCAAAATACACCGGCACACGCTCCGTAGCCGCGGACAAGAGCTATCTCTCCAAGGCAAAACGAAAAGGCATGGGCGAGGCAACGCTCAAGTCGTACATTGAAACCGGCCTTGACGCAAGCGTTTCCAACGCACAGGGCAAATACGAAACCGGCGGCAGCAGGTCGTTCAAGATGACCGGGAACTTTCTGGAACGGTTTCTCTCCACGTGGGAGAAATACAGCAACTATGCCATGGTCACGTCTGACCAGATGCAAAAAGGCGGCATTCAGGCGGAAGCGCAGCGCGGAATTGACGCGCTGGAAGCCAAGGGCAAGGTGGCAAAAGGCGCGCTTGACGGCCGCGCGGAGGAAACCGCAAGGGAACGCACGTTCCAGAACGAAGGAAAGCTCGCGCAGGCGACGGGTGTCGTGCGGAGAGCGCTGAACGTATTTAGCATTAAGGACAAGCGCGGCGGCAGCTTCGGAGTGGGCGATCTCATCCTGCCATTCACAAACGTGCCCGGCAACATTGCGAGCGCAGCGATTCAATACTCCCCTGCCGGGTTTATTAACGCCGGTGCGGAGGTCGTCAAAGTCTTAAACAAGGCAAAGGCCGGAACGCTGACCGCATCCGAACAGGCGAAGGCTGTGACGGATTTCGGCCGCGCGTTCAACGGCACGATGGGCATCGCATTTTTTGCCGTGCTTGCCGGGGCCGGTATCATGAACGTCGCCGGAGACGACGACAAGGACAAGGAAGCGCTCGAAAAGTCCGAGGGCGTGAGCGGCACGCAGCTTAACCTTAGTGCACTCAACCGGTGGATTGCCGGAGAAAGCACGGAGTGGCGCGACGGGGACGACCTGGTATCTATCGGCTTCCTCGACCCGATCAACGCGCAGATGACCTATGGCGCACTGCTGGCAGACTGCTACAAGGACGAGGGCCTGACGTTTGCAAACGTTGCGGGCGGCAATCTGGAATCTGCTTTTCAGAGCGTGATGGATCTGCCCGCTATGTCGCAGTTTCAGGAGATTGAGAACAGCCTCAAGTACTCCAAAGCGGACACCACGGGCGGCAAGCTTGCGGACGCGACGTTCCGCTATGGCGCGTCTCAGGCAACCAGCTTTGTGCCAAACGTCGTGTCCGGCGTGGCGCAGGGGGTTGACGGGACGGTGCGCGACACCTACAACGGCGACACCGTGTGGGAAAACAGTCTGAGCGCGATGAAGAGCAAGATCCCGGGGCTTCGGGAAACGCTTCCGGCTGCGCTGGACAACTGGGGGCAGGAGAAGAAATACACCGGCACGGCAGCAGAAAACTTCCTGAACGCGACACTGAATCCCGGCAGCGTGACGAAGTACCGGACGAGCGCCGTGAACCAAGAGCTGTACCGGCTTGGCGAGAACATCGACATAAAATATCCGGAGAAGAAAGCGCCAAACAGTGGAAACAGAGACGGCGAAAAAGTGTCGCTGGATCAGGACGAGAGGCGGCAGTACCAGATGGCATATGGCCAGACGGCCTATGACAACATTCAGAAAGTCATTCGGAGTTCGGTATACAAGCAGTCGAGCGACGCGGAGAAAGCGGCCGCGATTCAAAACCTGTTGGAAGTCGCAACATCGGCCGGCAAGAAGAAGGCGAAGCTCGACGGCGGCGACAATCCGGCTTGGACGACGAAAAGCACGGGCACGATCGGCGAGAACGCCGTATACAAGGCGATGCTCGGCACGGCAAAGGACGCGCTGCCGGAGGACAAGCGCACGAAAACCGGCAATGTGCTGCAGTCTGTCCTGAAAACCGCCGGGAACAAGCGCGGCGGCGACAATCTCATGCTCAACATCATGGCGCAGCAGCTCAGCGAGGGCACACAGGATAAGTTCGAGACCGCATACAACGGCGGGTACGAGCTGAAGCAGATCGTGGACTTTTATCAGGCAAAGTACGCGACGAAGCCGGGAACCAGCCAGCGGAAGTACAAGAAAGCAGATTTGTATGCGTGGGCGATGCAAAACGGCTATACCGCGAAGCAGTTCAACCAGCTCTGGAAGCTCTTCTCGTGACAAACACACAACAAGAAAGCAGCACGCATATCCTGCGTGCTGCTTTGCTTTATGTGCTTTCGTTTACGATCCGGTATGCTCATACTCCGCGATGATGCGCATCGCTTCCGCGAGGCTCGGAGCTTCCATCACCGTGCAGCCGGTCGTGACGATATACCGCCCGTCGAGGCCGCGCGCACAGAGGTAAACGCTCCAAAGCATGGAGATTGTGCGGAAATTGTCCTCCGGCTCACCGTACTGCTGATTTCGGTCGGTACAGACGCAGCGCTCTGCGGCCTTCAGAATTTCGGCACGGGTCAAAATGCGTCACCGTCCTTTGCCTCCTCTTCCGCTTTGAGCGCTTGCAGATTTCCAAGCACGCCGTCGTAGTCATCCGGGTACATTGCCCGAAGCACGGTACAAAGCTCGTCATCGTCAAAGGCGAGCTTTTCGCCACTGTAGTTCAGCCGGGCGGCGTTGAAGATCGCATCCGTCAGGATGCTGAGGCGGAGCTCGTTGCGCGCGTCGTTGCGCACGCCTTCCCACATTGCGTTTGCTTCCATTGTTATTTCCTCCTGTTTTCAGATGTTCCGGCATCGCCGGTGTCGTTATATTCCAGCCATCGATTTGCGGCAAACTGCGCAGCCTGATAAGCCGCCTGCGGTTTTACGCCGCGGATGTCGGCAATGTCTGCGTAGGTATACCCTGCCATGCGCAGGCACACGGTCTGACGCTGCACCGGCGTGAGACAGTCCAGAAAACAGCTGATATCCGCCGCGGAATCGTCGAAATCTTTGTGCGGTCGATCCTTTGGCTTGACTGCACCGCGCTGCGTGTGATCGTACTTACCGGCGCTGTCAAACGCTGTGTCATTATCGTCCGTGTACAAAATAAGCATACCGGACCGCTTGCGCTGCTGCGCGTACTTCTTGCGGTGCGCGATCTCGCTGCGAATGCACCACATAGCGTGTGTGGAAAACTTTCCGCGCGTTGGATCGTATGTACTTGCGGCTCGGAGCAAGCCCTCGGCAGCGTGCCCATACAGCTCATCGGCGTCCTCGTCCGGCGCGTAGCGGTGGATCGCAAGATAGATCAGACGCTCGTTGTCAGCCGCGAGCTGCTGCTGTTCCGGCGTAAGCGGCGCGAGCGGTTTTCTGCGCATGGCTTCACCCTCCTACAATGTCGATCTCGTACTCTTCCCGCAGAACGCGGATCAGGTCGGGCGCGGAGACGTAGCCGTCCCGCACGCTCTCCGACAGCGCCTCGACCTCTCGCCAGATGCGCTGGAGCTGCTCCGCGCCCATGCCTTCCTTATCCAGCAGGGCCGTGAAAAAGATCGCCAGCGTCACGCGGCAGGCATCTGCCGTCGCCGTGTCCTTTGCGCGCTGCACATCCGCCGCGTCACCATCCTTTCGTTCTCCATAGCTGCAAAAGTCATCAGCGTCCGGCGTTTCTCCGTGTCCCCATCGGCATTCTTCGTGCGGATAGTCATCGTTATTGCCCTGCCAATACTTGCAGTCCTTGCACCGCACCACCGGCACCGCATCCACGGTTGGGACGCTATCAACCAAATCAAGGATTGTATCCTCATCAACGGAAGATAGAGCCGCATCCATAAGTGCCAGGATGAATTTATCCGCGTCAATCAAGCGCATCACTATCACCGTCCATTCTCGCGCCGCAATCCTCGCAGTGTTTTTTGGTAGGCTTATCCCAACTACCCTCAGTAGTGATGACAAAGCCACACGCAGAACAGCACCACTCGTCTCCGCCAAGATGCGCCCATCGCCCATGCACCACCGGCGCAACATCTGCGACCGGCAATCGGTGTACTGCTTCTTTTGCCTCAAAAACGCGTTCTCTCGCCTTGTACCCGGCAGTTCTGACGTACACCTTCATTATTGCGTCAATCGCCGCTTCACGCTCGATGTATTCAGTCATTGCCTAAAATCCCCTCCCATGCTTCTACATAACCAGTCTTTTCGTAGTCGATTTTCAGACGCTTTTCGCGGATCATGGCATTCAGCGACCTGACACACGGACGTCCATACGAATTATCATCGCAATAGTCACACATACTGCCGAATCCACAGCACCCAAAAGAGTCACCACCATCTGCACTGTGCCGGTCGCTCCATCTCTGGAAGCCATTTTCCCACTTACGTTTAGCTTTACCCGTGCTATTACTTGATTGCTTCTCAGATGTGTCAAATAACTGCATTTGGTCAGCCATTGTCCAGCCTCTCTTTCAGCCGCTCTACCTTGCGCCTGCGCTCATTGCGCACATCATCCGTGCAGCAAAACAGCATTTTCATCTGCTCGAGCATAATCTCCACGTCGGCGATCTCCTCGGCAATATGCTCGAACGAAACCCGTCCGCGCAGGTACTTGCACAGCTCCTTTTGCAGCTCGCTCATTTCCTCAAACACCATCGCAATCTGTGGGACGGATCCGTAGGTGTCCAGCGCTCTCTGCAGCACTTCCGCTTCGTTTATGTATTCAGCCATCGCTCACACCCCACTCCCAATTTTCGGATCGCTCGCACGCGACGCACGTGATATCATCATAACCGCAAGGCTTATCGTGCACGCATGTATGGCAGTCTCCATACTCACGCAGCTGCTTGTCCATGCGCTTGATGCGCTCCGCCGCCTCGCGCATCAGGTCGCAGCCGTGGATGCCGTAGTTATGCTCGTATTTACAGCCGAGGCACACGAGCGGCCCGGCCTCCGTTGCGATCCCGCGCAGAGCATCCGCCAGCTCAGCGTTTGTCATCATCGCTTTCTCCTCCTTCTGGCAGCACCATCAAGCGCCCGGCCTTTCCAAGCTCCACCATATCACGCAGTGCCTCGGACGGCACGCCAAGCGCAAAAGCTGCCGCGCGGACAATGATGTCTGAAGTCAAGGTGCGCTTGTACTCCTCCGGCTCAAAGCCCAGATCCTCATAGGCTTTGAGTTTTTCCCACACTTTCCGCTGTGTGCAGTTGTCTCCGTGCGGACACGGCAACTCCCGGCACTGAGCAATGTCGCAAAAATTGCCATCAAACGTCAGTCTCTCCATCACTCCACCTCCTGCATCCAGAACTTGCGGCGACAATCTGTGCACCCACCAGATCGGCTTAAATTGCAGACATACATCTTGTCAATATTTCTTGGGCACATCCCGACAATGCCATCATCGTCCATCATGCAGTTCGGCCACTGCTCCAAAAACACGCTTTGCCGCGTCTTGTGCGGATGCTTCTTTGACCACTGTTCCACCATCGCAACGGTTTTTTCAAAAAGCTCAATGGCGTTATCACATTTGTCGCCGTGATACTCACACTTTGTGCAATCGCTGGTCGATTTACACATCCGTCTGAATTCGCTAAAAAATTCTACCACGTCCATATTCACACCCCCGCGTCCCACCGCGCCTGCTGCATAAACGACAACTGCTGCCGCAAGTCGTCGATCGTGCGTTCCTGCCGCGCCACCTCGGCGGAAAACGCCAGCGCCTTGCGCCGCTCGTTACAGAGTATGGTTTCCGCTTTTTCCCGCTGCTCATGCTCCTGCTCGGCATAGTCGATCAGCTTCTGCACCGCGTAGTGCGCTGACGGTGAAAAATTCAGGTTGCCTTTGTCGTTATTGAGCAAATCGCGCACGGCAAAGATGATATCCTCAGCTAATACCATTGGTTACACTCTCCTTTTCGTACTCCGCCCGGTCGAGGGCGGTCGTTGCAACGGCATACGCGCTCCACTGATCGGCGCGGAAGCCGTAGAAAAAGTCTGGATTTGCTTTCGTGCCCTTACCGCTGCGGAAGTCGTGCGACGCGAAGCGGTCAATCAGCGCGTGGCGGATGGTGGTATCGTTCGCGCGGGGGCTGCCGCAGATGGTAAGCTTCTCTTCCTTGCGGGTGATGATGTGGTACGGTACGCCGCGGTCGTCGAGCAGCTGCTTATAGCGCCCGATCCACTCGCACGTCTCGAACACGTCACGCCCGACCGCCATGCCGTAAGATTCGATGATCTCAATCGCGGCAACGGTAAACGCGCCGACGGACACAATGCCGGAGACGAGCGTGTTCTCGTCCTTTCCCCCCTGCACCGGTGCGCGGGTGACAGTATCGACGATGCACCAGCCGGTGTCCCGGTTGCCGGGGTCAAGCGCCAGCATGGTCGGCATCCGGCGCACCCCCCTTCATGGCGGCGAGCATCTGCTCGACCTTCTCCAGATCGTCACGGTCTGACACCGGAGCCGTCTTCTCCTGTTCGGACTTCACGCCGTCGGCGATCAGCCACTTGCGGATTACGGAATAATGGGAGTTGTAGCGCGCGCCCTTTGCGTCAATGTGCAGCGACAATCGCTGTATGTACTCCGCAAAGTGTGCAGGATAATCATGGCGCAGCTTTTCAAGCTCTTCGTCTGTGAGCCACACGTTGCTGCACTCTCCATACGGCTTTTTCTGCTTGTCTGCCGTCCGAGCCGCCGGTGCTCCTGCATGGATTGCCTCCTTCTGTCCGCTCTTTTGCTCCGTATAGGCTTTGTTCTCGGCGATGCACAGGCGCGACAGCTCCGCCTGATAGTTCGTGGGATGGTATCTGTCGGAGCGCAGAGTGTTGTGCAGCCGCCAGTGCCGGACGACGATGACGCCGGAATCGTCAAAGACGATGATAAAGCGCTTGGCGAGCAGGAGCTTGAGATCGTCCGAGGCCGCACCGACATAGTCCGTGATGCGCTTTGGATTGTTGACAAACCCGTCGTCATCCGCGCGCATGTTGAGGTGGAAATAGAGCGCCTGTGCCGAGAGCGGCATATCCAGAAACGCGTCGCTGTCGATGAGCGAGCGCGCAAACATTCGCTTTTCTGCCATGGCGCGCCCCAGTTAGAACGGCAGGTCGGATTCGTCGTCCGGCAGGGTCTCAAACTTTGGCTCATTCGTGAAGTCGTCCGCGACAACTCCGACACCGCGCACGACGCCGGAATAGGCGGAGGCAAGTTGCTCCACGCTGGAAGAAGAGACCGGGACGGACGCTTTGACAAAGGCGTCTGCACGCAGGCGCTCCTCGCTGCGATCCTCCCCGTCGCGGGTGGTATAGCTGCGCGTGGAGAGTTGGCCGCAGACGATGACGGCATCACCCTTTTTGAGCTGCGCGGCATTCATGGCAGCCTCATACCAGACCTCGCAGTTGATCCATTCGGTCTGCTTGCTGCCGTCCGGCTGCACGGTGTCGCGGGCAGGTACGGAAAACTTCGTCAGCGGCGTGTTTTTCGAGCCGACGTTGGAGAATTCGGCATCTCTGGAGAGCCGCCCGGCGACGATGCAGTCGCCGGTTCTGGTGCGAATAATCATGGTTATTTACTTCCTTTCTTTGGCGGTGCTGCCGATGTGGACAAACACGCGCTTGTTCATGGTTGTGTTGCGGATGGATAGGTTCAGGATTTCGTGACGGTCGGAGCCGTCCGCATTCTTCGTGTATTCGATCTTCTCGACCGCAAATTTGTCATAGCACTTGCGGCCGTTGGCAGTGTAGTTCCCTGCCGGGATCCAGATAAACGGTGCAGTGTAAAGCTCGCGGCCGATGCCCCAGTTAACACACGCGCGCTTGAAGCTGTCGGACGCGAGGCCCTTTTCCGCCTCCGTGTTGGACTCCTTGCCGGTGTCTTCCTTGCTGATCCACTGCCCTTTTTTGCTGTCCCAGATGGAGACAACACAGTTGGCGTTATCGCGCCGGTGCTCACGCTGCCAGTCCATCGCACCGACCGCCTCGTCCAGGATGGTCATGTCGCAGCGCGCGTCTTTATAGAGCAAGAGGATAAGGCCGTTATCCTTTACCTGCTGCACGCGGCACTCGATCTCGTCCGCGTGCAGGCATCGGAATTTGTTCATGGTGTTTTCCCCCCTTCCGGATCAAACTCCAGCGGGCAGTTGTACCCGATGGTGCGCGTGTCGAGCAGATACTCGCCGGTGAGGCGGCACTGCTTGCGGCTGTATGTTTCCAGACACGGGCAATAATCACAGGCAATGTGCTCGTCGGCAAAGTAGATGCGCGCCCGGGCGAGGATATAGCGCAGGGTTGCGCGGTCAGTCGTCATGGTTCTGCCCTCCGTTTTCTGGGGCGGCTCTGGCTGTGCTTCTGCCGCAGGACGGCGCGGCCGCGCTTGCTCTCGCGCCACTGCGCGAATGTGATGCGCTTATTGCAGCCGGGGCCGGGCAAGCATCCCCGCCGATGGCCGGTGTCGAGGATGTACAGGCACGCCCTTGCGCCGGGTTCGCCACCACTATTGCTGCTTCCGGAGAGCACCTGATAGTGCGCACAGCTACGGCAATAGCGGCTTTGCGGGATGCCGCCGCGAATGTAGGTGTCACTTACAATGTCCATGCGTCTACCTCCGTGATGCACGCCGTGCATCCGATTACATTCCCCTGCCGGTCTTTATACAGCGTGTCCGCTTCTTCGCCGCACACCGGGCAGATTGGGCAGGTGTAGGCTGGCGGCTCGACCGGCGGTTCAATATTCAACGTGTAGCGAATCATGTTTCCACTTCCAAATCTTTTCTTGGTCACAGCGATCGGGAACTCTTCGATCTCGCTTGCCCATACTGCCGTTCCAGCGCCGTGCACGTCTTCCCAGCACGGCGGGAAGCCTCCGATGCCGTCAAACAGGCTGCCGAGCGTCGCGCCCTCCGGCAGATAGGCCGCCATGCGCCCGAACATCCATCGCCAGAACGGAAGCGCGATGCTGTTGCCGAGCGCCTTGTACCGTGCGCTGTCGGATGTCTTGCGCTTTTTGCCGGTGCTGTCGGTATAGTCGCCGATGTCCGTCCAGCCATCCGGAAATCCCTGAAGCCGTTCACATTCCAGCGGGGTCAGACGCCGCACGACCATGCGATGCATAAGCGTTTCTTCCGCACCCCCGGATGTGTGTGCGCGCAGCGTTCCATATTGCTCGGTGTAGGAATTGCATTCGCCGTCTAAGCCAACAACCAGATCCGTGCTGTCCTTGTAGTCCCGCTGTTTGCACGCGCTGGAAACGTCAGCCTGGCGGTAATCGCCAAAGCCTTGCATCTGATACGTCAGCGGCACCACAGGCGCAACCACAGCGGGCTTATTCCCGCCGCACTCGGCGTTCAGTGTAGGAGACAGCTCCTCCTGATAGCCGATGCTCCGCGCCTGTTCACTGTTGCCCAGCTTAAAGGCGGCGCACAGCGCAGCTTGGCGGTTCGAACCGCTCCCGTCGTACACGTGCTGGATCTGTGCGTCCCAAGGTGTCATGCACATTACCCCGTGGCGGTCGCCAGCGGTCAACGTGGGTGACGGGTCTCCCTCTTTGCCGATGCCAAGACCGTTGCCACTGCCATCGTGGCTGCGGCTTTCGCCGCCGCCCTGCCATCTGGTGGCTTTGTCGTTGATGGGGACTGCATAAGAAGCACCTGCTTCAGCATTTCCGGCAGGTCTTTCCCCCGCCTCGCCGCGCGGTTCA